GCAACGTTGGCAAGTGCTGATGCAGTCAATGTAGTAGCAGATACTTCAGTCACAAGTTCACTTGCTGAACCAATACGCAAGTATCGGTTTCCTGCAGGTGTTGCCTGTGTTGCCCATACGACTGACGCTTCAACCAAATAAATACCTAACGCATTCAGCGTGATAATACCCGTTGAAACATTCCCTGTCATCAACCCATCAGTCATCTGATACAACGTCGCATATGCATTTACGTCAACACCAGTAAGTCCTGTACCAATTGCTTGTGCCGCACTCTTTTCCATACGAATCACAGAAAGCGTTGGGGTAACAGGTTGAATGAATTGGCGAATATCTGACATTCCAGTAATCGCAGTGCCATTCCATGCAACAGTTTGAAGCGGAATGAAGTCAACACCTGCAGGTGGTGTTGTGTATGCTGTTGACGTGACAACTGCAAGTCGAACCGTTTTCGCACCAATCGTGGTTGCTGTTGGGTTGTTCGCAGTCACGTTGGCATGGCATGGTGAATCAGTCGCATTCGTGTTGATGTATATAACCAAGAAGTACGTTCCTGATGCACCACTAGTCATGTTGATAGTTTTACTTGACGTGTTCTCATAGAAGTAACCATCAACAACACATGCACCTGACTGTATGGTAATCGAAGTATTAGTAAACGACCGCTGAAAACGATTATTCGTGAACAGGATGCCGTTTCCGAATTGGGACTGCATCATTGATGCCATACGTGCTTCATTGTAACCACCTGAAACACCATCACCAGTCCCTGTAGTAGCCCAACCAATAGATTGCTCTGCCATTGTGTGTTCTCCTTAAATGGAAGTGTATTGCGTATAATAGTAGATTGTCACCGATGAATTATTCGATGCATTGTCACATTCAACCACGATTTCATTATCCAATGGACCATATGAATTATCAGGAACGATTGCGAATGTCGTTAGATTCGACTGTGGGTTGACATTCGTAATGCGATTTACACCATTCTGGTCAACCACGGTTTTATATCCATATCGCAAGTCGATTGTGTACGTTGCGTTCACAGGAACACTTGTAATGTAGATGACTTTGTTTGTCGTGACATTCGCAATAGTCAAATTCTGTAAACCTGCATCACCACCAAACACCGTAATGACAGGATATGATGCGAACGACCCATTGTATGTAATAGTTGAACTTGAATCAAGTCCATTCGTTCCATAGGTTCGTGGTATGACAGCAGGAATATCTGTTGGGTTTCCCACAACTGTCCCTGTCAGATATTTCACATTCTGATTTGGGTCGTACCACAACGGATTGTCAGCACGAAGTTCAATGGTGTAGAACACGTCATATCCTGCTGTCGTGTCAGATGATATGTTCAGGTCTCCATTTACATAGCAATCTATTGCACGTGATATGAATGCTTCAGCACCATCTGATGATTCATACTTCAATGTTGACGCTTGATTGCTTACTTTGAACATACGTCCTAGCATGTTGCGAATCTGCATGTGCTCAAGCACGTTCGATGCTTCAATTAATCCTCGAATCCTGAACACACGCGGATTCAGTCGAAAGTCGATATTCGTATCACCCTGTTGGAATGCACCACGTTGTGTGATGCGTGTTATCGGTGGCAATCCAACATCATCAAATCCAAGTAGGTGAAACGTATATCCTGAAATCGAGTCAAACCCATTCAGGATATGCGTTCCAAAACCTGTGGTGTACGTCATGGTAAACGTAATGGTTGTCATATACGCAATCTTCCTCCTTGCGCCGCAAGATAGTCCTCAACGTCCTTAAGCGGTGTATTGCTACTTGGTGGTGTAGCATAGTGCAAGTTGATTGTGATGTGCTGTACTGAAGCGGTGTTTTCGTAAGTAGGTACTGCACCAAGTCCATCAATTGACCTAGTTCCGCCTCGACTACCAACCCCCCCACCGCTTCTACCACCAACACCCCCACCACTTGTCCCTGACCTGCCATCGACAGTATCACGAAGCGCATCCAATGCCCTAATTAGATTAGTAATCGCTGTGCTGTTGGTTGAACCGTTGACTGCATTACGATACGCATCTGACCACTTACTAAACGCAAGTGATTCGGTTGTGCCAAGTTCCATCGCTAGATTGCGAATTGATGTAAGTGGTGCAGTTAGGTTGTCAACAGAGAACATTTCGTTGCTACGAGCAATTGATGCTACACCATCGCCAATTGATTTAAGTGCAACACCCAACTTGGTGTCAAGTTTCAATGCATCAAGTGACTTCAATGCACCCTCAACTTTCGTCAACCCTGATACAGCACTTGTTGAATCTGCATCAAGTTTGTCAAAGTTCTTTGCAAGGTCTCCAACACTTTCAGTCGCACCACCATCTTCACTCACAGCCTTGCTTAAATCAAGTGACTTAACAGCCGCATCGTCAAGCGGTGTTGCCGTGTCTGATGCTGACTTGGTGAGTACATCCATCACTTCTGATGTAATACCCAACTTCTTTGCAAGGTCGTTCGCATTGATTGCGTTCGCAAGTTGTTCAGCACGAAGTTCTTCCAAGTTGTATCGTGCACGTGTGACTGCATCACGATAGCGGTCAAGCCTGTTTGGGTCTTGTGCTTCTGACAAGTCCCTCTGTGCTTGTGCTATCGAAACCAATTGCTGTTGGTATCGAAGTTGTGCCTTTTCCAACTCTTCACGAAGTCGCTTGTCCTCTTCAAGCAATCGCAGTCGTTCTGCTTCCGCTTTCTTAAGAGCGTCCGCTTGTTTCTGCTCGATTGTTTGTCGCTCATCAGTCTTTTGACCAATAAGTGCATTGAGAGCCGCTTCAGTCTGCATGAATTCGACACGTTGCTGATTCGTCAACTTGTTGCCTGCAAGTGCCTTGCGAACTGCATCACGACGCTTCTTTAAGTCCTCTAAATCCTTACCAAGTGCCTTGTATTGGTCTCGTTCCTTTTGTGTCAGTGCATTGTACCGAATTTGCTCATCAGTCATCCCCTTAAGTGATTGTGCAATTTCGTCACGACGTGCACGCATTTCTGCCATAGACTCATTCAAGTCCTTTAGACTCATTTGCTGTGCTTGTAATGCAAGTGCCATAGACTGAATGCGTAATGGGTCTTGTGCATCACGAAGTGCTTTCTCTGCATCAGCAACAGAACGTTCTGCATCAGCAATATCCATGTATGAAGTGCGAAGTTCTGTCAAAGTAGACTTGTACTCATTGGTTGCTTGTTCTATCTCACGCAGGATTCGGTCTCGTTCTCGTTGTGCATCATTGTTATCTTTAGTCTTATCGGTATTTTCCTTTGTGGCGACATTTAAATCGTGAACCACTTTCATCGCTGACTTGGTGGTGTTGACCCAAATACCTATTGTTGAAGTGGCACTTCGAGTGCCTGTTGTCATATCAATAATTTGACCATTCGCAAAACCCCATGCTTCTGCGAATGATTTACCCGATGTCGTTCCACCGTCTGCCACGCCACTTAATTTACCAAGCAACGTTATAATGCTGTCAAGACCACCAAGTTGCGACGCAATATACGTATCAAATGCCAACTTGACCGCTTCATAGGAAACCTCAAGCAACCCATTACCCTTAATTATTTCCCTGATGCCAGTATCAATGTCGTCATAGATGAGTTTGATTGTATCTCGTATACCACCAAGACTTCTGATTGACATAGCAAACAGTCCGTCGCTATCAACGCTAGTCAGTCCTGAATCGTCGAGTGCTACTCTTACTCTTCCAGACCAATTTTCAAAGTCCTTGGCAGAATTACTTAAACTAATAAGCGAAGAAGTTCCAATTTCGTAAATGCTGTTAATGACAGGGGTTACCCAAGTTCCAAATTCCGCTGACACATTCTTCCATGTGTCATTGAAGTTTGAAGCAGCCTGTGTCGCAGTGTTTAATTGACTTGCCATCGCATCACCATATGTGCCTTGCATAGCACTTATGATAATGTCAATGTTTTTCTCTGCAGGAAGTAATCCCTCTTGAGAGAGTTTAATTACTTCTTCAGTGGTTCTCCCAGTCGCTTCTGCAAGTAATTTAAACACAGGAATTCCGTTTTCCTGTATTTGCATCATCTGCTCATACGACAACTTATTTTGCATTGTCATACGACCAATTGCAGTCGTAATGGAGTCGATTGTTTGTGCACTACCACCAATGGTTGTGACAGAATCCCCGATTGCGTATATGTAATCGGGGATTTTCTCTGCATCAACTCCTGCATTCAGCAGTGAACGTCCCATTTCGATAATATCTTCTTGCTCGAATGGGGTTCGTGATGCAATATCCATTAAAGTTTTGTATAACTCTTCACCCTCATCTTTGGTGTCTGCGAGTGAAATAATACTTCGCTTTAAATTATTAACTCTGTCCGCCGTTTTTGCTGATGCATCTCCTACGGTGAATAATGCGGCACCTAGCCCAATAACCGTACCAACAGCAATTCCGATTGGACCAAGCATTGACCCAATCGACATGGCGACGCTTCCAATCGCACCGCCAGTTAATCCTGCGGCACTTGCAACGTCAGTAAGTGAACCAGTAACACCATTAAGTGAATCTGTCATGTTGGAAAGTTTGCCAGATGTTTTTCCAGCAGACTTTGCAACACTATCAACAGAATTAGTCACCTTGTTTGCGACTGTTGTTACTTTATCTTCACCTATGAATCGTATTACTATTGGGCGTTCTTCTGCCATACTACCTCCTCTTGGTGCTTGCTACCTGTGCTTTCTTCGCACTAACTTTGTGTTCGATGTCCATAATCGTTTCCCAAGTCAGAAGCGTCGTTAGCGGTGGAAGTTGGTCTGGTCTACACTGCAACTTCATGCACCAATAATACACTCTGTATTCGTGCGGTTGTGCGCCCTCTGTGTAGAAGAAGTCATACAACCGCTTAATTAGTTTGGGTTTTTTGAAGCGTTTCGTAAGGCATCAAGGATTGCAGTACGAATGTTACGAATCTCGTGTGCCTTAAACTTACCACGGACACCACCCACAACGATACGGTCAAATAATTCGATTTCTTTTGACAGTGGTTCTTCACCACGATTACACTTATCCATCAATTCCAAGTCATCTATCATGAACTTATTAATGTCAACTTCGATGATAAGCGGTTCCTGATTCTCATTCTTCTTCGTAGCCATAAAACATCGTCTCCTATAGATAAAGATTAGGTGTAGAGAGGTTTTTCCCCTCTACACCCATTATAACACCCCATGCAAGTCAACCAATTGTTATGGTGCAGGTACTATCAACTCGTAATCAATACCACCACACAATACAGTAAACGACACCATCAACGGTTCACCGCTTGATGCATCATTCCCAGGTAGGGAAACCGCTGAAACTTTCGATGTCCCTGCAGTGAAATACCGCTGATACGTGGTAGCACTTGCATCCATCGCTTGCCAACGAACTTTGAATGTGGTGTTGTTCTTAATTGCTGAAACAGCACGTAAGAACGCTTCCCCAGTCACTTCGGTGTAAAGGATATTCACAGTAACTTCAGTCGGTGGTTGCTTCCCAAAAGTCAGGACAGCATAGTCACCCTCGAACGTGTGTGCTGAACCGTTCAACCGAGTGAACTCGACAGCGTCGATACTCTGCGATGAACCCGAAATGTTAAACCATGTCGTACCATCGGTTGACACTTCGATTTTGCCCATAGCACCAGTCATAGCACCAGTAGTCTGTGCCATAATTCAGTCCTCCTTACTTACGCAATATCCGTTTCAATCCCAGGTGACATAACGGTAAACGAAACCATAAGCGGTTCACCACTCGATGCGTCATTCCCAGGTAGGGAAACAGATGAGATTTTTGCACCTGCAGGGGTCAAGAAATACTTCCCTGTTGCGCCGTTCGGATACCATCGCAGTACGACTGAATGGTTGTTCTTAAGTGCTGATACGGCTTTCATGAAACCCTCAGTCGTTACTTCGGTGTACAGTACGTTCACCGTGATTTCGGTGGGTGGTTGCTTACCGAACGTCAGTACAGCGTAGTCACCCTCCATTGTGTGTGCAGAACCATTCAAGCGAGTCATTTCGACTGCATCAATGCTTTGCGAAGAACCCGAAATGTCAACATAACCACTATTGTTCGTGTTGATTTCGATTTTCGCTACTGCACCTGTAATTGCACCTGTAGTCTGTGCCATTGTGTTGTCTCCTTATTGGATTATTTCTTTGATGATGTACTCACAAGAAACACCATAATACCGATTACCTGATTCGACAGGGAATTCGATGGTTTCCATAGTGATGCGAACGTCCTCGATTTGGTACTTGTTTGTCACAAGTGTACGAATCAAGTCAGCGTATGCAGATGCGTAGGTAATCTGTGCATCGCTTTGTTCTTTTTCACCTGTTCCAAGTCCTACTTGCTGTCCAAGAAGTACATCAGTGATTTGCCATCGTAATGTCAGCAACGGACTAGAACCGAGCGTCAACCGCTGTACTTGACCACCACTATTCCCTATCGCACTAATAATACGCATTGGTAAATCAGTCGCATTCGCAGTATTGGGAATGGTTGCACCGCTACGAATCGTGACATTCTGTCCGTTGTACTGTGGGTTGTACGCTTTGATTGCGTTGATGATGGTTGGAAGTTGGCTAGCCATTATGACCACCTCTTATAGCGATGGATTATCGAAATCACGTCGCTAGGAATCTTAGACTGCACCAACACGACACCATCAGTCGTTAGAATATCTCTATCCCCTGTACTGTCAGCACGTCCGTTGTACCATGCTTTACACAACTTAAACATCGCCATACGAATGTCGTCAGGTGCTTCAAGCGAATAACACCACTTCCCTGTAATCACAATCGACGCTTCAGGCGTGTTCGTGTACGTCCAAAGATAGTTCACATTTCGCTTCAACTCGATTGCGTACCATGGTGTATGGTTGATTGGATTCGTGACATATGCAGTCGATGGAATCGTGACACCATCACCATTCACAATGCTCTGAATCTCACACAAATCGTTATCCACCCACAGCAGTCGAGGATTCCCATCGTCTATGCTTCCCCCACGAGTTCGTGGTAATGCAGTAAACTTGTGTGGGTGATGACCACCCTGTGCACCCTTGGGTTCGAATGTGCGATTGGTATAGTTATCAATAGCCTCTTCAGCACTAGCGATAATAATACCAAGAAGCGTATCATCACTTGCGCTTGTAATGTCTAGAAAACTCTTCAACTCTGCAGTGGTGATGTACGCCATTACGCACCTCGCTTCGAGGTTGTTCGTGGTTTCGGTGTTTCACGAACCTCGACTTCCTCTTGTTTGGGTTCTTCAACCCTACTTGCACGTCCTAACGCAATCATTCTCTCCGCTTCGTCAGCAGGGAGGTCAACGACCTCCCCACTGTTGAAAACATTGGAAGAACCATCGCTGAATCGTGCTATTGAAACATTAAGTAGCACTTTCACGGTTCATTCCTCCTGATTAGGCTTGTACGCCCTTGACGAATGCGTTGGTAATGACCGCATCACCACCCCAGCGAACCGTAGCGAAGATGCCAACCAAACCGTTCTCCATGTAAGCGTACTCGTTGCGACGAATGGTCAACCCACCGTTCTCAACGAAGTAGTATTGCGACCAGTCGCCAAAGAGAATTGACGTTGAACCAGTCGTTGGTGCACCAACCTTGTCACTCACGAACACAGGACGATACATCAATTGCTCGCCACCCTGTCCGTTCGTGCCAGCAGGGGTGTTCTGATACAGGAATGGGTTGCCAGTCAAACCACGGACACCACCCAACGTAGCCATACGCATCACCCAACCAGTGTTACCACCCTGATGGTAGGCACTTGGTAATTTGTAGTACATGTTCTGAATGTCCTGTGAATCGACACCAGTCGCTGAAGCAAGGGTCTCACTGATTGCGGCACGAGCAGTAACGCCCCATGGTTGTGCAGTACCTGAACCAGTCAAGATGTACTGATTCACGTGACGTGCAAGAGCACGACCAATTTCTTGAGTGATGTAACCCTCGATGTCGCTAATCGAGTCGTTCAACAACTCTTCTGACACTTTGAGTGCCAACGTAGCCTTGTAAATGCGAATGCTTGACTGACCAATGGTTGGCTCGTCAAAGTTAGCCGCAACGGTCTCACCAGTGAATGAGAAGTCTGAATTGTTCTCACCAACGTTGACATCGTAGTAATCACGTGAAGTGCGACGACGAGTAATTGGCAATCGACCCAAGATGGACTCTTCATCACGCTTGCTGATGATTTCACGCTCGACCTCGTTCGGTACAGTGAAACCACCGTTGGCATTGACATCCTCTACCATCGTTGCTTTAGCCGCAACCTTGTCACCAGTCTTGACATAGTGAAAGAACGCCTTGCTTGGCTCGTCGCTAAAACCCAAATTCGTTACGTTCTTGACGTTCGGTGCTTTACCACCCATATACAACCCACCACCCTGTGCAGGCTCACCTGCGATGTCCATCAATGCATCTTTCAATGCGTCTTTGTCTACTGACATGTCTTTAGTCTCCTTAAAATCAGATAAATTAGTTCCCAAATCAAATGTATAACCAGCGACATGTTTCACAGCCAAGGCATCAGCACTTCCTGTCTTAACATACGCATAGGTTCGTGGTTCAGCAGGTGTCGTGGTCAAACTGACTTCACCTACTATCCATCGCAGTAATTCACCACCCTTGCGAACAACGGTGTTCCCTACTGCACCTGTCGAAAGTCCAAGCATTCCTCTCTTCGCAAGTTCCATGATTTGCTTAAGATACTTGTTACGCTTGTCGATTTCGATTACGAGGTCAATTCCCTCTTCGTTCTTCTCCCAATCAGTCACAACGCCGATTTGGGACTTCGTGCCTGACATCGCATGATTCCAATACACAGGCATTCCTACGAATGAACGTGTACTACCAATGTCAGTTTGCGGAGTAAACGTGTCTCCTACGATGTCAACACCACCGAACACAATTGCTCGACCTGCTAACTTGTATGCTGACACGCTTTTGACTGCATAAGCGTTCATGTTACCTCCTACTTCTATTATAAGTGTACTGTCAACACTAACTCATTCGTGAAAGAATGGTTCGTGCAACACGCTTCACTTCCTCTTCCATTTCATCTTTCCATGACTGTGGTAACGCATCTACGAACTCACGTCCCTTGCGACGTGCAATCGCAATCAGATTGCGCTTAAACACTTCGAACGATACATCACCACGATAGCGACCCCAACTTGACACAGCATCGCTGATGTCTGATGGTGTAGCAACAGGGAAGTTTCGAGTCTGTGGTACTGCGAAGTCAGCATCAGGAAGTGCATCACGTTGCTCAGCAGTCATTTCGACT